TTTCTTCCATGTGTCTGCCACGTTCTTGTTGATGCCAATTTCGGCGAACATCATTTTTTGGGATGCGCCTTCCTTACCCAGTTCAATCATGCGATTGCACATCTCGGGTTTGAAAATATATTTTGATTTTGGTTTAACTGCCACACTTCCACCTTTTTAAAGATGCTGCTTTACGTGTTGGTTTGCCGTTCTCGTCCTTCATCGGACCTGGCATGCCAGACATGCGAGCACAAAATGATTTTTTACGAGCACCGCCTTCTGGTTGAGGGGCTTTTAAATGAGAACCGGTTTCACGGTTATATTTTTCACGACCTTTGGTTGTAAGACCAGCACCTTTCGATACTGGTAGCTTTTCACCACGACCTATTGCTAATGAAGGGCCACCTTCTTTTTTCTTAACAGTGCCAACTTTTTTAGAAACTCGGCCGCCACGTTTAAACGTATCGCCCATGGTATTGGCATTTTCAAATGGTTTAGTTTGTTCTCTGTCTTTTTGAATAACTCTTTGAGCGCCTTTTTTAACCTCATCCAAACGAGGGTTATTTGGTCTGCTTAAATCCCAATCACCTTTATCAGCTTCACGATATGCTTTACGAGCCGCTTCATCGGCTTTTTTGCCTACAGGAGTTTCATCATCTAAAGCGGAATATTCTGGATCATCTTGTGAAACAACTTTTCTACCGCCAGCGTATTTTTTAACGCCGCCACCGCATTTCATTTTAGGTAGTTTTTTAAAATCTTTCATTTTTTTTTGCAGTCTTGGCTGATTGTTTAAATGCTGAGGCTGTTGGAGCACCTTTGGTGCCAGGTTTACGCATCTTCTCGCCTGAGCCAGCTTTAATGCGCTCTTGTTTAGCATGAATGTTGGCATAGAGGCCGGGTTTAGTTGCCATAATATCTCCTAATAATTGGTGCCCCCACCATGATTTGAACACGGGACCCCCTGATTACAAATCAGGTGCTCTACCGACTGAGCTACAGGGGCGGTACTTCTTAGAATATAACTGAAACGCCTGTCATCTTTTTGGCGAGGTTAGTCAATTCTTTTGTTGTATTGCCGCTGATAAAGGTATTGATTTCAATAGCCTTGTCGATAATTTCTTCCATTGACGGAAACTTTGGGGCTAGTTCTGTAGCTTCTTTAGAGGTCTTATTTAAGACTTCCCAAGCTGCCAAGTTAGCTTCATGCTGTTTGATCAAAAGATCTTTAGCTGTGTTGAAAATGGAAAAGCGTAGTTCAAATGGGTTCATATAATACTCCTGTGTGTTGTGTGTAAAATAGGGGGTCGAAGCGTCTCCCGACGAGTTCTACTGCCCTATTTATACTAATGCAAAAACAGTGTATTTTCCGCCCTACTTATCATCCGGAACTATGATTTTGCGTACATTCTTTTCTTCCTTGGCTTTTTGCTGCTTTTCCAAGTGTTTACGGAACATAGGCATCATTTGGTTTACCATCTCTTTGGTCATAGCTTCTGCCAAAAGTCGGTCTTCCATTTCCTTTTCTGCCGAAGTTCGTTTAGTGCGCTCTTCTACAGCTTGGAGAATGTTGTTACTAAAACCTCGATGTTTCAACAATTTCTTGATGAAATCATCCATTAGTTGGTTCCTCTGTTGGTTCTGCAGCTGCAACGGCTTCCAATGATGCTTTAGCTTTTTCTACTTGAGGTCCAATTTGTCCTTGGATTAAATCAATAAATCTAGCTAACGCAACAGTTTGGACTTGTTGTGGCATGTTAAGAATATTAACCAAAACGTTCCAATCTTGAACAGTAAGTTCTAAGGTTGCTGTCATTGTGTTTAATTGTTCCATAATTTTATCGCTCATTTTTTACTTCCTTTCTTTGGTTTAAAAAAATCTTCTCTTGCTGCTAATTTAACTGGATCAGTACAATACTGATTCAATTCAAATACTCTAGCTGACATATCCATCAATTGCCAGCAACGCATCTCATGCAAAGACTTTAAACCCAATAGCGCACTTGCCATTTCGTCTTCAGTCATTGGTTTTTCTGCATCGCCATGATACCTATAAAGTGTCTCAATATCATCGGCAGTCTGCCACACTTTATAAATAGCGTCTTCTAAATCAAAATGCGTGTATTTTTTCATTTGCGTTTCTTTGCTTTTTTAATGTCTGCTTTAAAGTCCACACTATACCAGCCGCCAACTAATTCTAAAGCGGGCAACATTTCTTTCCAAGCTGCTATATCATCTTCGTGCCAGCCTGTGCCGTTTTTTAGCATATCATTTAAAGATACATAGCTGTTTGCCAAACTAGCTGCCACAATTGCATCTGCAAAATCATCATCAACTTCAATTATCATTTACCACACTCCGGGTCCGCAACGCCTGCTGCAATACGCTTTTCTAATTCACGATCGATATACCAACGGGCTTTTCGTAAGTCTTCTATTGCGTCTTTTTTTAAATCGCAACGCCAGATATATTTAAGAGCGTTACCCAAATTAAAGCTCATGTGTTCAGTAATCTGAATGCAATCAATACCACTGGGGTGGCTTGTATAGTGTTTAGGACTGTTGACTAGATCTTGCATTTCTCAAACCTTTAAGTTCTTTTTCCATAATCTGTAGCTCTTCCATGCTTTCACAAACCCAGATTCCCAATAAATCTTTAAAGCGGCTAGTGTCGATATCTTCCACACCAGTGATGGTTTCCATAACATAATAACCTTTAATTTTATGTTCGACAATAAAATGACTCACAGTTTAAGTTCCTTTTTAATAAACTCAATTCCCCGTGCAAAATGATACCTCCAATACTTTTCCGATACGTGTATGTCCATGTAGGACTGACCTTCTAGAAACGCAATAAAGATTTCTTGTTGCTTATATGGCATTCTACCATCAATTAGCCTTTTTATGTCAATTATATCTTCAGAATCCCATGGAAGCCAGCCCTCGACGTTGTTTGTAGACGAATTGTCTAATTCATCTTGCTCTAATGGATCTGGATCCTCGTCAGATAATCTTGGGGTAACTGCTTTTATTTTTTTCATAGTTCCGTATCAAAAATGGCTGATGAATAAATATTACCCATGCCAGCGGCTTGGGAAAGAATCTTTTGTTTTTTATTTACTGCAACTACATGAGATAAATACTGTGAATCGTTTTTTGTTCGATTTGGAATTGGTGGTATTAGACAATCTTTTAAACTGTCTAGTAACAAACAAGTCTCTAATAAACCCGATGCGCCCATTGTATGCCCTATGCGTTGTTTAAACGATGTTGCGTAGAACGGCGAATTAAACATGGTTGATAGCGCTTTGCGCTCAGCCTCGTTATTAGATTTTGTGCCAGTGCCGTGGGTCTTGACGATACCTATATTGCTGGGTGTGACACGGGAAATCTTCATTGCCATAGTAGATGCCTTTACAAAACCCTCACCATCTGAACGCTGACCTATTGCGTTTGTGCTGCGTTCCGCAGATGTATACGCCCCTAACAATCGTGCGTGTGGTGAATGCGCATGAGAATCATTCTCAAATACTACAAACGCAGCACCTTGGCCAAGATTAAATCCTGTGTTAAAAGAATCAAACGCAGATGGTTTGATGCCTGTGTCTTCAATATCTTTGGTAAGCGATGCTTTTGATTCACCAAAAAACTTTAGCACTAGGTTGCTTACGGTATCTTCTAGTGTTAGCACAATCACCCTATCAAATTGATAGAAGTGCATGAGATTGTAAACATCCATCATAACTTTAAGGCTTGATGCACAAGCACTGGCATCGGTTGTTACCATGTCCACTGCGCCACACATCTCTGCAATACGACCAGCATATACTTGGGTCAGTGATAGGGCAAGAAACTTGTAGTCATAGGTTAAGCGGTTCTCAGGCGGATCTTTAGGGTTGATACCAGCAAAATGGCTGTTACCGGATGCAAGGATGAATGCTGTCTTACCTGGGCGGTTGCGTAAGTCTTTAAGTAGCGTGGGATCTAGCACTTTTTCAGCTAGTTTATGGGGCGCGTAAACTAAGCCTGTCTTTGTCTTGTTGTAGGTTTCATGAAACCAATGCACTCTTTGTGGATAGTCAATGTCCTCCAACATCTCTGTGTTGGTGGTAGAGGCTGTCCGGTAGTCAGTCAAATAAATGTTCACTGGATACTCGCTAAGGCTTCTTGTACGTTGGTTGGTTCTTTAGTTTTGTGTTGGCACATAAATTCAATTACATCACGTATTGTAGTCGGTTGCATTTGCTTTAGTGTCTCTTCATCCACGCCATAGATATCACTGAGATAAATAGAAAACATTAGAGTGTCCAAGCTATCAAGTCCAGTGTCTGGTATGGGTGTGTCTAAATCAGTAATTTCTATTTCATTAGAGTTTACTGGAGTCACTACCAGCACAATACCGTTTACTAATTCTATCAGTTCTTGTTCAGTCATTTTATATCCATATCTAATGCGTTTAATAATGCTTCTTGGTTTGAAATCTTTCCTTCTAATACAGCTACTACGTGTTGGTCTACGCTATTAGACACAACTAAATGATGTATAATAACCGGTTTTTCTTGCCCTTGGCGGTAGATCCGAGCATTCGCTTGGATGTAGTTCTCTGAGCTCCATGGTAAATCGAACCAGACCGTCTGT